AAGATACGTAAATGACCCCTCTACTACCTAGTCCAAAACATTACTTACACAATTTAATAACCATGACAAGTTCAGATTCTAAGCGGCTCTGGAGAAGAGCTGTAAAACAGCATTTCAATTGTCAATGTGTTTATTGCGGAAAACATTATGAAGAACACGAACTCACGCTCGATCACGTTAAACCTCTTAGCCGAGGTGGAGAGACTCTTACAAAAAATATCGTATGTGCCTGCAAAACGTGCAATCAGGACAAAGGTAGTAGAAATTGGCTCCACTGGATGAGAGCCAGATTTGGACATGATCCACATAGAGAAAGAACTATAAGCGACCACATCGCTGCATAACTTATCCACTCAAGCAATATATCCGCACCCGAAAGGGTGCTTTTTTTATGGGAAAAAGAGGAAGACCTAAATCAAGAGAAACGCTTGATAAAGAAGCGTTTAAGGAATGGAAGGATACAGCTAATGAAGCTTTTAATAAAACTGAATTAACTGGAAGAAGATTACATCATTCACCAAGGCATAACCCAGAAGAAGCAATAAGATTATCAGGAAATTTAAAAAATGAAAAAGAGCTGAAAATCTTATTTGAAGAATTTCAAAGAAAAGGTTTAATACCTGAATATGTCCCTAACTTAGAAACAGGTGGTAGATATTATTTAAAAGATGCAGAGAGTTTACGTTTTTGGTTAGGAAGATTAGCTAAAGAACAATGGAATAAACCTGAAAAGTTTGGTCCAAAAATTCCTGGAAAAGATTCTGCGAATCAGTGGAAAATAGCAATACTAAACAAATTAGTACAGGATACTGCTAAAGAAAAAATAGGTAAAAATAATTTAACACCTGAACTATTAGAAGATATCGAGAATATGTCATGGGAAGGTTTACCTTTAAAAATAGATGATGAAGGTAACGTATCTTATGCCAGAAGGCAGTTTTCAGATAAAGTACCTCAATCAGTAATTGAGTGGGGAAATAAAAATTTAGGTAATGATACAGGTACTAGATGGGCTAAAGATGTTAGAAAAGGTTGGGAAGAATTAAGACTAGAAAATCTAAGATACAAAGAACTCACAGGTTTTGAATTTGATAGAGGTCATTTTTACCCTTCTGCCAGAGGAGGTCCTAATACAAGACGAAACGCTAGTACTGAAGTATCTTGGGATATGATAGGTGAAACAGGATCTATAGCCGGAAATAGAACTAAAAAAGATTTACCTAATTGGAAAGGTACAGACGTTGGTCGAGAATTAGGTACATCTAACACATGGAAACAAGATTTAATTGAATTTCATTTAGATGAAACAGGAAAAAATGCCAACCAGTTACCAAAAGATTATTTACTAGATAATCCTCAACATGCCAAGATTCAACAACGACAAACTTTAAAAGGTCAGACACACGCTGCACAGGCTGCCATTGCAAAAAACTATGAAAAATATATAAAAACTGACCAACAGTTAATGGAGGTTGTAGAAAGCTATAAACAACAAGGAATTATACCTCCTGAAGCTGAGATTAAATCTATTGATGATATTAAAAAATATAGTAGTGCCAGAAGAGCTATTGGCGGAGACTTTGAAATAGTTGACGGTCAAGTAGTTAAAAAACCAAAACAAACTGTCATACAACAAATCTTAGGAGTTAAGAAGAAACCTAATAGACTCAATGGAATGTCTGACCTTCTTGCAAATACGCCAGATAATTACGAAGTTGATTTCACACCTAAACCTACAGGCATTGACTTTGATCAAGGTCATTTAACTGTTAATGGTAATAACGGTAACGGCGTAAACGGTAAGAACGGTAACGGCATAGCTGTCAACGGTAAGAACGGTAAGAACGGATTCCTTAAAGGAATGGAAAACGTTAAGAACTATTCTGGTCTAGGGAAGCTCAGAGATGCAGACCAAATAGCCAACATAGGTTTAAACGTAAGTACAGGTAACGTTGGAGGAGCTGCTCTAGGTGCAGCAACCTATGGAACTTCTAAAGCCCTACAGAACAAACAAGTACAAGCAAGAATAGCTAAACAGATAACTAAATTAGTAGCTGAAAGAGGTGCTAAATCCGCAGCCAAGATGATTCCTGGATTAGACATATTGTTGTCTGGTAAAGAGTCTTGGGATTACCTAAAACGTGGTAGATGGGACCAAGCTGGTGTAGCTGCATTAAGTGGAGCTATTGGCTGGATACCTATTGTCGGAGATGGTGCATCAGCTGCATTAGACCTAAGTAATACTGGTTTAGATATTGCTCGTTTACAAGCACCTACAGGAAACAATAAGAAAAAAGGCAAGAACAGGCTTCAACGGTACTTGAAGAGCTTCTATAACTAATCTATACACATTCGTATGAATGACACTTTAAAAGCCCTTCAGGGCGATTTTAAGCTGTTCCTACAGGCATTGTGGGACCAGCTTGATTTACCTTCTCCAACTAGAGCGCAATATGCCATCGCAGACTACTTACAGTCCGGACCCAAGAGACTCCAGATTCAAGCCTTTCGAGGTGTTGGTAAATCTTGGATTACTGGTGCTTTTGTGCTTTGGACACTCTTTAATGACGCGGAGAAAAAAATAATGATAATTTCCGCTTCTAAGGAAAGAGCGGACAACATGAGCATCTTTTTACAGAAGCTAATTATCGAAACACCATGGCTAAAGCATCTAAGACCTAAGTCTGATGATGCACGTTGGTCACGTATATCTTTTGATGTTTTATGTTCACCCCACCAAGCACCTTCGGTAAAGTCCGTAGGTATTACAGGTCAGTTGACTGGAAGTCGTGCAGACCTAATGATTCTGGACGATATCGAAGTTCCAGGAAACAGTATGACGGAGTTGATGCGTGAAAAACTTCTTCAACTCTGTACAGAAGCCGAATCCATCCTTACGCCGAAAGACGATAGCCGTATTATGTATCTCGGGACTCCTCAGACTACTTTTACTGTTTATCGTAAGTTGGCAGAGCGGGCTTATCGACCATTTGTCTGGCCGGCAAGATACCCAAAAGACATTACACCGTACGAAGGATTAATAGCACCACAATTACAGGAAGATATAGACAATGGAGCAGAATCAGGCAACGTTACAGATCCTGACAGATTTGATGACGATGATCTACAGCAAAGGGAATCAGCTATGGGACGAAGCAACTTTATGCTTCAGTTCATGCTTGATACAACTCTCAGTGATGCTGAGAAGTTTCCTCTTAAAATGGCTGACTTGGTTGTTACCAGTGTTAATCCTACTGAAGCACCCGATAATGTCATATGGTGCTCCGATCCTCAAAACATCATTAAAGATGCCCCTACAGTCGGACTGCCAGGAGATTATTTCTACTCACCTATGCAATTACAGGGAGAGTGGACTCCATACCAAGAAACAATCTGCTCCGTTGACCCCAGTGGACGAGGAACAGACGAAACAGCAGCCTGCTATCTTTCCCAGAAGAACGGCTTTCTATACCTACATGAGATGCGAGCCTACAGAGATGGGTATTCAGATGCGACCCTGCTCGATATATTAAAGGGCTGTAAAAAATACAACGCTACAACACTTGTAGTAGAGACAAACTTTGGAGATGGAATAGTAAGTGAACTTTTTAAAAAACACCTTCAACAAACAAAACAAGCAATCTTTGTGGATGAAGTACGTGCGAATGTCCGAAAAGAAGACAGGATTATTGATTCGCTTGAACCTATTCTTAACCAGCACCGTCTTATTGTTGACCGTGGGGTTATTGACTGGGATTACAGCTCAAACAAAGACTGTCCACCTGAGAGTCGGCTCCTCTATATGCTCTTTTACCAGATGAGTAGAATGTGCCGGATGAAGTTCGCTGTTAAACATGACGACAGATTGGACTGTCTAGCACAGGGAGTTAAATATTACACAGATGCTTTATCAATATCAGCACAAGAACAAATTAACCTACGTAAACGAGCTGAATGGGACGACATACTAGAACAATTCCTAGATGACCCACAGTCAAGTGCTAATCATTTAGTACTCGGAATGGATGTTAACCAGAGACAACAAGCTAGAGGTAAGACTTCTGGAAAGGAAGTCCCTAACTGGAGTTAATACCTAACCCCTACGTATACAGGGGAAGGGTGGACCCTTGTAATTGGGAGCTTAGGCTCCCTTTTTACTAGATATCCGTGAATGATATCACTTAAAACACTGTTCCCACCTACCTTTAACCACTCAATTAGTAATAACACTATATATGCCAAGACTTAAACTGGAGAGATTCAGAAAAATATACAAGAGTCTGAAGACTCCTTGGAAACCTATTAATTGGATAATACTCGGTTATCTAATAGGTATAGAAAACAGATATATAGAAATAGTATCTAAACAAACTGTAGATAAAGCAATTAAAGACTACATGGTTGACCATCCGCCTGAAGTCTATGAAGCAGTAGTTAAAGAACATGAGGATGGGTCTTTTTCTATAGGTAAAGCATATGAAGATCTTCCTTGATACAGCAATAGTAGATGACATAGCCAGACGTAATGATGGTCTGATAAGTGGTGTCACTACCAATCCCACCCTGATAGCTAAGTCTGGGAGAACACCGCATGAGGTGTACCAAGAAATATTTGATTTAGGAATAAAAGACCTAAGTATTGAGGTGAAAGGGGAATACTTTGATGAGTTAATAGCTAACAGTACTTCTACAGTGCAGTGTTATGCAGACTATGCAACTATTAAACTGCCTTGTACTCCTGATGGGTTAATAGCCTGTAAGCATCTTGTTAAACAGGGTGTGCGAGTCAATATGACTTTAGTGTTCAGCGTCAGTCAAGCAATACTTTGTTCCATAGCTGGTGCTACATATGTGTCTCCTTTTGTTGGGAGATTGGATGATAATGGACAGAACGGGATTGATTTAATTAGAGATATTGTTAAGGTGTTTTGCATGCATAAAAGCAACACGCGCGTATTAGCAGCGTCCATTCGCTCTGCTCAGTCCGCTGCTAAATGCTTTGAGGCTGGAGCTGATATATGTACCGTTCCTCCTAAAGTGTATGACGATATGTTCAAACATGTATTAACAGATAAGGGTTTCTTTCAGTTCCTCCAGGATTTTGACAAAAATGTCTGAAACCTATTATCGATATAGGCTGGACGAAATTTACCCCGTAGGGGGGCGGGAAACGCGCGCGCTAGATACCTAATCCAGCGAGATCCCAGTCATAGCAACGCATTACACGTGGTATGCGTGCTACTTGGGCGCGTGACGGGCGCATATGGACACACACGCGATCAATTAACGCAGGCAGCCGCACATTATACAGGTGCGCCTGTGTTAAGCGACCTGTTGCTTAATCTTCTGTAACAATCCTGAGATCCCAAGCTATACCTGGAATCTGGGCGAATTGACAGACTAATATTTGATGATCTATCCACATCGGGACAAATTAGGCTAGAATAGGGAAACAGATAGGGAATGTATTTACGTTTACTTTATTGATCTCTCCTAAGAATTAGGTGAGAGAGATAAATAAACTAAACGACATTCCATCTCTCAAGACATAACAGTCAACCACTGGCTTAAGTAGCTTGAAACTGCCTAGATGCAAAGCAAGTCAAGCAAAACATAACAGCGTAGCCTTGATAAGCTACAGACCTGATGAGACGAGCACTAGAACGTAGTCGGGGACAGTGGGGAAATACACAGAATGTGAAGCAAGGCAGTGCCGGTGCACTTGTTCGGGGTTCGACTCCTTGACTGCCACTTATCCACATTTGCATAACATGCAATCAAGGATAAATTGTAAATTTATTTTCAATGCTTATGTATTACGTAGAAGATCGCTCCTCAACTTGTGTTGAGGCTATAGCTGTGTGTCCCTTTCGCAAGGTCGCAAGGGTTAGATACCACAACGGCAGAGAGTATACATACTCTAATGTTTCTCGCCGATCAATACTCAATCTAATGCTTAACCCTAGTGTCTCACTAGGTTTCTGGGCTAACAAAGTTAAGCGAGCTAACAAGGTAGCTTGCAAAGCAACAGGTTTCAACGTCTACAGCAAGGCGTTACTCACCTAACGATGCACGGTGGATCGCTCAGAATGCAGGCTATACCTGGATTCATGCGTGATCGAGGGGTTCGATTCCCCTTACATCAATTGCTACTCACTGAGAGTAGCCAATTTTCACAATGGTTAAAGTTCACATCACTGCGAAATCTTCCAACATGAAAGTTGGTAAGATCCCAGTAACAACAACTGAAGAGAGCAGTTGCCCAACAACATGCCCATTCTATGGGGGTGGTTGTTATGCCAAGTCGGGCTTTCACTTACGTTCACACTGGGAGAAAGTCTCCAAAGGAGAGCGAGGCACTGATTGGCAGGGACTCACTGACTTTATTAAGTCACTTAAAGCGGGTCAGTTATGGAGACATAACCAAGCTGGTGACTTGCCCCATGTTGATGGACACATCAACTTAAGAAACTTGTTTGATCTAGTGCAAGCTAACCAAGCAAGCCAAGCCAAAGGCTACACATATACACACCACTTGCTTCATACCCACAACAAGGAAGCAATCAAGTATGCAAACAAGAATGGTTTCACCATTAATTGTTCGACTGAATCCTTAGAGGCAGCTGATTCAGCTATGAATCAAGGGATGCCCGCAGTTACTGTTATCCCTTCTGATCACAAGGCTGTTGAGTCTTATAAGGTAACTTATCAAGGCAAGAAACAGGAACTGTTTAAGGTCAAGGAGA